AAGGAAGTGGACGAGCAAATGGCTGCACAGATGATGCAGGCGTCTAAGAAGCCAGACCCGGCAGAAATCCTCGCCAAGATTGAGGCCGAGAAGGCGCAAGTGGACATGCGGATCGCGCAGGACAAGGCGCGTCTGGAATGGGAAAAGGCCAAGCTGGCTGATGACCGTGAGCGCGATAAGCTCGAAGCCGAGATCATCCTGCGGGCCGCTGAGATTTACGGCAAGTACCAGTCCACGGTTGATGTGGCGCAGATCAAGGCCATGATTGACCGTGACCGTGAGGCAATGCGTCAAGCGCAGGGCATGATGCGCCAACAGGCGATGCAGCCGCAGCCGCCGATGCAGCCCCCCATGGGGATGCCGCAGTAAGCCATGACCATTGAAAACATGACCGCCGATGAGCGGTCTCGCCGGGCCAGCGAAATGCTGGACGACCCGTTCCTGAATTACGTTCTGGACCGCCTTGAGTTGAAGTACATCGACGCTTGGCGCACCTCCAAATACGAAGATTACGAGACGCGCTCGGAAGCCTTTGAACGGCTCAACGCGCTCCATGAGTTTCGTGCCGATCTTGAAATGATCGCCACGGAATCCGCGATCAATGCGTTCAATCGCCGGTCGCGTGAGGTCATCTAGACCAAACAAACCAGACGGGACCATACATCCCGAAAGGACCAACAATGACAACCTCCGACACCCCGCAAGGGACCGGAATCCAAGACGCTGCGTCTCAAATCGAAGCCATCTTGACCGGCCCAACCGACAATCAAGAGCCTGAGACGGAAGACACAGTTGAGACGGCGGGTGACACCGCTGAAGCTGACTTAACCGATGAAGTCACTGAGGACGCTGCCTCGGATGATACGGAAGAGGAAGGCGATCAGGCTGAGGACGAAGCCGAAGACGATCAAGAGCAAGAACCCGTTTTCACCGTCAAATTAGACGGCACGGAAGTTGAGGTTCCCGCGTCTGAATTGGTCAAAGGTTATCAGAGGCAGCAGGATTACACACAGAAGACCATGGCTCTTGCGGAAGAACGCAAGACCCTGACACAAGAATTTGAAGCCGCTCGAATGGAGCGCATTCAATATCTTCAGGGTTTGCAGGCGCTAGAGCAGAATCTATCCGCACTTCAGCCACAGCGGCCCGACTTTGACCGAATGTTCGCAGAGAACCCGGTTGAAGCCGCCCGCGTCAAATACGAGTGGGACAAGTACGAGCAATCTGTTTCCGCGATCAACGCCGAACGGCAGCGCGTCGCGCAAATGGAAGAAATGGCCCAAGTGCAGCAAATCGCTGCTCTCGTCGAACAGAACCGCGAACGCCTCTTGAATGAGCGCCTACCTGAGTGGAAGGACGCCGCCAAAGCTAAGCGCGACCGTGACGCCATCCGTAACACGCTGACCTCCGAAGGCTTCACGCCGGACGAACTCGATCAGTTGTACGATGACCGCATGGTCAAGATTGCGTGGAAAGCCGCGCAATACGACCTGATGCAGCAGCAGCGCAAAGCGATGAAGCCGACACCCAACAAAGGACCGGCTCCGATCCGCTCTGGCAGCCAGAACTTCGCCCCTCGGCAAGTGACTGAAGTGACAAGAGCCAAACAGCGATTGGCTAAAACCGGCAGCATCCAAGACGCGGCGGCTGCTATCGCTAAAATGCTTTAATCAGAAAGGAGCGACGATATGGCTATCGTTGCAAACACCATTACGCGCTACGACGCGAACAAAGTCGTGCGTGAATCTCTGGCCGATGTGATTACTAACATCTCGCCGGAAGACACAGTAGCCCTCTCAAACATTGGTCAGGAAAAAGCCGATCAGACTTATTTTGAGTGGCTGACTGATTCATTGCGCTCGGCCACGGCAGAAAATGCGGCCCTAGAAGGGGACGTTGCAACGCCGGAAGCACGCGCTGGTCAGAACCGCGTTGGCAACTACACGCAGATTTCGCGCATCGTGATTGGCGTGTCTGGTACTGCCGAAGCGGTGAAGAAAGCAGGCATGAAGGGCCTCCTTGCTTACGAACTCGCTAAGGCGGGCGCTGAGCTTAAAAATGACATTGAGACCACCATTCTGTCGAACAACCCGGCTGTTGTTGGAAACAACACCACGGCGCGCAAGACGGCTGGCCTCGGTGCGTGGCTCCGCACGAACGTCAATAAGGCGTCGGGCGGCACGAACCCCACCATGTCTTCGACGAACGATGGCTACCCGAATGCTGGCCGTATCGCTGGCACGGCGCGCACGTTCACCGAAGCTCTTCTGCAGGACACTTTGCAGAAGGTTTGGGAAAGCGGCGGCAATGCCAAAATGGTGCTGATGAACGGGTTCCAGAAGCGTCAGGCTTCTTCGTTCGCTGGTATCGCCGGCATCCGTAACAACGTGTCAAACGGTCCTGCGACCGTGATTGGCTCGGCTGACGTGTATATCTCGGATTGGGGCCGCGTGTCCTTCGTTCCGGCACGCTTCATGCCGACCAACGTTGCTTACGTCATTGACCCGTCGAAAGCGGCTGTGGCCTTCCTCCGTAATTACCAGACGGAAGAACTTGCCAAAACAGCAGATTCGGAAAACCGAATGCTTTTGGCGGAATACGGCCTCAAGGTTCACACCGAAAAGGCACACGGTATCGTGGCCGACCTGACCACTTCGTAAGAAGTCGGATCATAACTGAAACGGATGGGGCGGCCTTCGGGTCGCCCTTTCTTTTTGGGAGCATCGCGTGAGCGACAAATATTTCTTTAACCAGAACGCCGATCTCGGCATCACACGCTGGTTTGATTACGATTGGGAGACCGATACGTTCGGTATTCACACTGAGCAGGATTTGGAGCCTTCGATTGAGGCCAACAAAGCCCTATTCAACGACGCGCCGACCAACTGGCGCGGTGACATGCACCTCGTCGCCTCTATCCCTATGTCGATCTATTTCGACTTAAAACAGAAGGGGATCACTGACGACGACGAGGCTATGAAGCGTTGGCTTAATTCCTCTGAGAACCAAGTGTTTCGCACGCGACCGGGAGCAATCTAATGAAACTCTTTGTCGCCATGCCTGCCCGTGAGCAGCTCTACACCGCCTTCGCGCATAACATGGCCCGCCTCGTCGGCTATGAAGTGGCGCGCGGCACAACCGTTGAGATTGGCACCAATCTCGGCACGCTGATCGCCAGCCAGCGCGAGACCTTGGCCGAGCAAGCTATTAAGGCGGGTGCTGACGCCATCCTGTGGCTTGATACCGACATGCTGTTCCCCAAAGAGGCCGCAGAGCGCCTTCTGGCTACCGGCAAAGACATTGTGGGCGCAAACTACGCGACCCGCCGTATGCCGCTGAAAACCGTCTCGTTCGCCTCCATTGAGGATTTCACCTCATGGATACCGTCGCATGATCGGGAAGGCTTGGAGCCATGCGCTGCGATGGGCTTTGGCGTCATGCTCACGCGCACCTCGGTCTTTGAAAAGCTGCCGAAGCCGTGGTTCTCGGTCGGCTACAACCCGAAATTCAACGTGTTTCTGGGCGAGGACATTTACTTCTGCAAGAAGGCGTCCGTCCACGGAATGCAGACATGGATTGACCACGATCTGTCCAAGGAAGTGAAGCACATCGGCACCTTCGACTACGGCCATGAGCATGTCGAAGCCCTGATGGAAGCAGAAAAGGCGGAAGGCTGATGGCGCTCTCCAATTATAGCCAATTACAAGCCGCTGTGGCCGACTGGCTCAATCGCACAGACCTCACAAACCAGATTAAGGACTTCATTAAGCTGGCCGAGGCGCGCTTTAACCGTGAAGTGCGGAACCACGAGCAGATCGTCCGCAAGACGGCGCAATCCAGCGCGCAATATGTGGCGCTGCCAACCGATTGGGCGGGTGCTTATAATCTCCAGATCGGCACGCAGAAGCTGTCCTACATCACGCCAGAACGCGCCGATGATTATCGCAACGCCAAGATCACGGGGCCGGTGCGGTATTACACAATTATCGGTCGATCAATCGAGCTTTTACCCACGCCAACTAGTGACGTAACGGTTGAAATGGCGTATTATGCTGAAATTCCAAGTTTGTCCGACGCAAACCCGACAAACTGGCTGCTCCAAAAATCTCCCGATATTTATTACTACGGCGCGCTGTCCCATGCTGCGCCCTTCCTGAACGACGATCAGCGCCTTGTCACATTGGCAAGCCTGACAACAACGGCCATTGCCGCCCTCAACGATGAGAGCGAGGCCAACACCCATTCTGGTTCCACTCTTATCGCTCGCAGGAGGCTCGCATGAGCTTTTCCAATTATCTTGAGGACAAAATCCTCAAGCACGTTTTCACGAACACGACCTACACCCCGCCAAGCACAGTTTATGTCGCCCTGTTTACGGCTGCGCCTTCTGATACGGGCGGCGGCACGGAAGTTTCTGGCGGCGATTATGCCCGTCAGTCTTGTGCGTTCTCTGTCTCGGGTACGAACCCGACAGAAGCGGCCAACAGCGCGGGCGTAGAGTTCCCGACAGCGGCAGCGAATTGGGGGACCGTGACCTATATGGGCGTCTATGATGCGGTAACGGGCGGCAATCTTCTGGCGTTCGCGCAGTTGACCGATCCGGCTGACTTCCTGACGCCGCTGTCAAAGACGATCAACACAGGCGACGTGTTCCGCATTAATGCGGGCAACCTTAAAATCCGTCTGGACTGAGGATAGGCTAGATGGCGACCTCGATCACGCTACGCTCCACTAAAGGCTCGGCGCTCACGCATACGGAGGTCGATGACAACTTTTCCAATCTGAAGACAACGGCTGACGCGGCGGCTGTTTCGGGTGCGGTGACATCATCCGGCCTGACAATGGCGACCAGCAAGCTGTTGGGCCGCTCGTCTGCATCAACAGGCGCAATACAGGAAATCACGGTCGGCTCCGGCCTTTCCTTGTCAGCAGGCCAGATTGAAGTGAACTTCACGGGCTATCTGACAACCTCGGATGCGGCCACGACCTATCAGCCTTTGGACGGCGATTTGACCGCCATTGCGGCGCTGAGCGGTACGTCCGGCTATATCAAAAAGACAGCGGCCAATACCTATTCGCTGGACACTGCAACCTATTTGACAACGACCGATGCGGCTTCGACCTATCAAACGCAATCGGGGATGTCCTCGTACCTGACCACATCTAGCGCGGCGTCCACTTATTTGACGCAGACGGATGCCAGCACAAACTATCAGCCAAAAGACGCTGATCTCACGGCCATTGCGGGATTGGCTGGAACGTCCGGTTTTTTGAAAAAGACCGCTGCTGATACATGGTCGCTGGACACGTCAACCTATCTGACCACAGCCACAGCCTCGTCCACCTACGCATCTCTTTCGTCAGCCAATACGTTTACGCAAGCGCAGACGTTCCCGGCTTCTGGTGTGAAGATCACTGGTTCCAGCACAGGTGTGACGACCTTTACCAGCGCCAATTCCAGCGCGACGAACTACACGATCACGCTGCCAGCCATTACCGATACGGCTGTCACGCTGACGGCGACACAGACGCTCACGAACAAGACGTTCACAGGCTACACAGAAACCGTCTTCACGATCACGGACGGGGCATCGGTTGATATAAACCCGGCCAACGGAACCATTCAGCTATGGACGTTGGGAGCCAACCGCACGCCATCAGCTTCGTCGTTTTCCAATGGACAGTCTGTCACGCTGATGATCGCAGATGGGACCGCCTATGCTGTGACGTGGACCACAATTGGCGTGACTTGGGTCGGCGGATCGGCTCCGACATTGCCCACAACCGGCTATGGCGTCATCCAGCTTTGGAAGGCTGGTGGGACAGTGTACGGCGCAAGCGTGGGTAACGTGTAATGCTGCACCCGTTTCTACGCGCAACGTATAAATCAGACGCATTTGAAATTGTTGATACAACGACAGCGACAGGGACATCAACGTCATTCGTAATCAATAAGCCAAGCGGAACGGCCAATGGCGATCTCTTAGTCGCTGTGATGTTTAGCTCAGGAAGCGGCGCGCAGACATGGACGGGAGCCACGGGTTGGACGGAAGCCATTGACCAAAATACAGCCCCAAACCTCCGCATCGCTTACAAAACGGCAGGGTCTAGCGAAGGCTCATCTTATACATTCACAGCAACAGGTGGAACTGCGTTTTCGGGTGCAATGATCTGCATCCGCAACGGTGTGTGGGACACTGTTGGAACGATTACAACCACGACTGGCGGAGCCGGTAACGTCAATATGACGGCACCAGCCATTACGATTGGCGCTAACGACTCGTTCTTGTTTGCGGTGTTTGGCATCGGTAATTCCCGCACTTGGACTACATCAGCGTCAGGGTTAGTGGCTCTCGTAAATAATACCACGGCTCCTTCGTTTCAGATTTTCTATGATGATTTGGTCGCAGCCGGTGCCAATACAACGAAAACCGCAACTGGTTCCTCTACTTTGAGCGGCGGTGCGGCTGTTCAATTTTCTGTTAAACCCGCGTGAGACTCACCATGCTCGTTAAATTATCCAACGGGGCAGTGGCCCGTTATCCCTATTTAGAACGCGATTTGAAAGCGGATTGGCCGAACACGACATTTCCTGCCGATTTAGCCAAGGCGGATTTGGCGGATTTTGATGCCGCTTATGTCGTGCCGAGCGAAAAGCCATTGGTTCAGTGGGACCAAAACCTCATTGATGATGTCGCAATCGTCGCAGGGGCATGGACGCAAGTATGGCGTGTTGTGCAAGCTTCGGCAGACGAAATTGCGGAGCGTACAAGCAATCAATGGGCAAATGTTCGATCAGAGCGCAATACTCTTTTGGCTCAATCGGATTGGACGCAATTACCGGACGCGCCTGTCAATGCGGCGATTTGGGCGTCTTATCGACAAGCATTGCGCGACATTACCAGTCAGCCCGATCCATTTAACATTGCTTGGCCGGTTCCGCCCGCATGACGTATTACGTTGAGCCTGATTATTGGGTTGCTGGTTATGCGGTAGGCGACAGCGCAGGCGGTCTTGTTTTCGCATCGGGGCTTTCGTCTACAACAGCAACCATTCTTAACGCCAGTAATGTTAAAATCGAAAGTTTTGTAGCTCTTTCAAATGCTGTTGGAACGGTAAAATCCGGCGGCGCTCTCACGCAGTTTTTCCCTGGCGTGAATTTAAACATCAAAAGCTCGACGATTGCGGCAAGTGTTTACCGCACAAAAGGTGGGGCAATTATCAGCGCGCAATCCGATACCAAATCAGGTGGGCGTATTTTCTGGGAAATGACAGGGCCTGCAAGCGGAACGTGGACAACGATTGACCCGCAGGCTGAAGGCTCAGGCCAATAAGGTGAACCATGGCAGATACGGTTACGTCTAACTACAACCTCGTTAAGCCCGAGGTTGGGGGCAGCACTTCCACATGGGGAACTAAGTGGAACGATAACGCGGATACGATTGACACGCGCATGAAGGCGAATGCCGATGCAGCGGCGGCAGCGCAAACGACAGCCAATAACGCTCTCCCCAAAGCAGGCGGGACGCTCACAGGCTATTTGACGCTCAACGGCAATCCGACAGCCAATCTGCACGCCGCTCCAAAACAATATGTTGATACTTTCTTGCCGAAGTCTGGCGGGACGTTGACTGGCGCGTTGACGCTTTCGGGCGCTCCGTCTACGGACCTTCAAGCCGCGACCAAGAAGTACGTTGATGATCGCGTGACGGCTAGCACGGCTGGCGTGGCCTCTGTCAACGGGAAGACCGGCGCTGTGACACTTGTTGCCAGTGATGTGAATGCGGCGGAAGTTTCTCACACTCATTCCTTGACATCGCTTACGCAATCGGGCGCTGCTTTTGGTCAAGTGATTGGTTGGAATGGACTTGCTTGGATTGCAACTAATCTACCAGCAAGTGTCTCAAGCATCACGACACCGGGAACGGCTGGCGTTGGCGGTGTGACCAATGAAACCGGCGCTGTCACACTGTCCGCGTCGAAGATTGGCGCTGCGAACGCTGTTCATACACACGCAATTACGGATTTGACGGCTGGAACGGCTACAACCGGGCAATTCCTGTCGTTTAATGGTACAGCTTGGGCGGCTGTTGCAAATCCTGCGACGAATAAGACCACATTGGTCACGGCGCTTGAGACTGGCGGCTCTTTAACGCTTGCGGCTACGATCACGGCCAGCGGGTTCTCAACAACCAGCGGCACGTTCAGTGGCACCAAGATCACGACCACTGGCACAACGGCCATGACGGCAGCGAGTGGATCAAAGATTGAGTTTGATGCAAGTGGTCCGTATTTGAGTGGGACAAAAACATCGACCAACGGTGCGGCGGGGATCAATTTCGGACCAAGCAACACTTATAGCTTTGCATTGCAAGGTGATCGTCAGGCCGTTCTCTATGAAAACTCAACAGCGCTTTGGAGTACAGGCACATCAACGTCAGACGCCCGCCTGAAATCCAATGTCTCAGACAATGCCGATGGCTTTGCCAAAATCAAGGCTTTGCGTGTTGTGGACTTTGAATGGAAATCAGACAGCGCCTTGGCTGATGGAGGCAAGCGCCACACAGGCTTCATCGCGCAGGATGTTGCGCCGATTATCCCCGATGCTGCCGTTGAAATCAGCAATGGCGAAGGGCAGACAACGTGGAACATCCACGCCGATAAGATCGTCCCGCATCTCGTCAAAGCTGTACAGGAGCTATCCGCAGAACTCGAAGCGACAAAGCAACGTCTTGCTGCGCTTGAGGGTGCGTGATGCCGAAACTGAACGTCATCATTCCGCCCGGTGTGGTTCGCGGAGCCACGCCGCTTGATGCGCCGGGTCGCTGGTGTGATACATCCTTGGTGCGTTGGCGTTCGGGTCAGTTGGAGCCTGTTGGCGGTTGGGTGAAAGTCAACGCCACAGCAATGGCGGATGCGGCGCGTGCGATCTACACATGGCGCACGAACTCTGACAGCGCCTTGTTCGCGGTCGGCACTGAAACCAAGCTCTATATTGAGAATGGTGATGGTCTGACGGATCGCAGCCCGCCCAATCTGCAATCGTTCCTGACGCCGGGCGGTTCAACGGTTGGTGGCTACGGCGCGGGTGATTACGGCGAGGAAGATTACGGCACGGCGCGGTCGGCGTCTTACACGGGGCCTGTTCTCACGCGCCCCTCGGCATGGACCTTTGCTAACTTTGGCGAAGACCTTGTGGCGGTTTCGTCGGCAGATGGCCGGTTGCTGCGCTGGTCGCCACAAGCGCCGATCGGCAACGCCGCAGAGATTGGTTATTTCACATTAAGCGCCATTCAGCGCACATCCAATGTCGTGACGGTTACAACGTCCAAGGCGCATGGCTATGTGACAGGGCGCTCGGTGACGATCTCGGGCGTCAGTACGTCCAGCTTCAATGGCACATACACGATTGCGTCCGTCCCAAGTACGACCACGTTCACCTTCGCGCAGACGGCCTCTGATGCTGGCCCTGTGAGCAATAGCGGCACCGTCCGCCTGACCACAGTGCCGCAAGGCAATCGTGCGGTCTTTGTGACGCCCGAGCGCCATGTGGTGCTCCTCGGTGCCAATGGCGTGGCGCGGCGTGTTGGATGGTCCAGCCGTGAAGATGCGTCGGATTGGAACTATACGTCCACAACCAACACGGCAGGCTATCTGGAACTAGATGCAGCCTCGTTCCTCATCACTGGCAAGGTGGTTCAGCAAGGTGCTCTGATTTGGTCAGACCGTGACTTGTATCTGATGACGTCTGTCGGTAGCCCGTTTGTCTATTCGATTAACCGGGTCGGTGAGACATCGCTGTTCAACCCAAACATGGTCACGACCATTGCCGGTCGCGCCATGTGGCTGGGCAAGGGCGGCTTCTATTTTTATGACGGCAATCTGCGCCTCTTGGACTGTCCGGTTGTCGATTATGTGTTTGGCGACATGGACCCGACCTATGGCCCGTATCGCGGCTTTGCGGCAGCCAATGGTACGTTCCCAGAGGCGTGGTTCTTCTATCCGTCTGTCGGCCAGACCGAGTGCAATAAGTACGTGGTCTATAACTACTTTGAAAATTGGTGGGCGATTGGCGAGCTGAGCCGCACGGCTATGGCGCCGTCCGGTGCGCGGCCCTATCCGCTGGCAGGCGATAAAGACGGCTATCTTTACGACCATGAGAAGGGCTGGCTGGACGGCAACAATACGCGTGTCGGTCAGGTCTATGCCGAAAGTGCTGTGCTGCAAGCAGGCAATGATGGCCGCAATCTTGTCATCACGCAGGCCATTCCGGCGACCGGGTATGGCTATGATTCCATGACGATGCGGTTCTATTCACGGCAGACAGCGGAAGGCTCTGAGCGGTCTTACGGGCCGTATGCAACCCGCCCTGACGGATACATGGATGTGCGCGTGAATGGCCGCGATGTGCGGGTCCGCATTGAAAACCGCAAAGACGGCGATTGGGCGCTTGGCACGATGCGTCTTGAAGCGCGGGCAGGGGCAGACCGATGATTCCGTTTTCCATTCCGCCGACCGAGTACAATCAGGCTTGGTTTTCGCAGTTTATCGGGCAGCTTCGCGCAACCCTGACTTCGTGCGTCAAGACCAATGAGCAAGTTGGGCGCGTGATCCTGCGCTCACCGGACGGCCAATCATGGGCAGTCACGGTCGATAATTCGGGAACGCTTACAACCACGGTGATGGATGGCACTGAGCGTTAAGGACAAGCTCCGCAAGGCGCTGAAAATTGCGGGTCATACTTATACGCTTGAAGACATTCTGCACGAAATCAATGACGGGCATATGCAGTCCTTTGTTGAGGGCGAGAGTTGGGTTGTCACGCAGATCGTGGACTTCCCACGCAAAC